AAATACAAATCATTGTTTACAAAGCGGTTGGTGAGTTAAATCATCCAGAAGGGCCGACTGTTAACTTGGATAAAGTATCTCATAAGATTAATGAACTCAAAATTGAGGGAAATAATGTTATGGGTAGAGCATCAATATTAGACACTCCAAATGGTCAGATTGTTAAAGGTCTGTTAGACGGTGGTGTTCAATTAGGTGTCTCGACTCGTGGTATGGGTAGTCTAGTAAACCGAGGTGGAGCAATGGTTGTCGGTGACGACTTTGTTCTTAATACGGTTGATATCGTACAAGACCCATCTGCACCGACAGCATTCGTTAATGGAGTTATGGAAGGTGTAGACTGGATCTGGAACAACGGCATCTTGGAAAGACAAGACATTGAAAAAATTGAGACTGAAATCAAGAAAGCACCACGTGCTGATCTCTATGAGACACAAGTACGTGAATTCAAAAATTTCCTCTCGTTAATGAAAAAAGCAATATAGGAGTCAAACATGACTGATCAAGTAGAGCAGGAAACTGCTGAACAGGAAAGTGTTGACCTCGTTGAAAACGAGAGTGAAGTAAGCGAAGGTAAAGGACACAATCCAGAAACCGCACCAGCAGACGCATTAAAGTCTACTGACGCGGCGGCGAAGGTGGTTAAACAAGCACCCGAACCTAAGACTAAAGCGGGTATGATTTCTGCTATGATGGATTACGCAAGTAAATCTAAAAAAGTAGATGTATCAGCAATGTACCATGGCATGATGAAAAAAATGCCAGAATCAGTGGAAACAGAAGAAGATGCAATAGTGGAAGCAGACAATACTGCCGACATTAAAATAGATTTTTCTGACGACATGAAAGCATTAGTCGAATCTGAAGCAACCCTTTCTGATGAGTTCAAAGAAAAGACAGCAGTTATCTTCGAAATGGCAGTAAAAACAAAACTGTCCGAAGAAATTGGTCGTTTGGAAGAGAACTACAAATCAGAACTCAATGAAGAAATCAACAAAACCAAAGAAGAATTGGTTGAAAAAGTTGATGGATATCTTAACTACGTAGTCGAAAACTGGATGGAAGAAAATAAAGTTGCAGTACATAACGGTCTTAGAACCGAGATTGCAGAAAACTTTATGGGCAAAATGAAAGATCTATTCGTAGAATCTTACATCGAAGTACCAGACAGTAAAGTAGACCTAGTTGACGATCTTAACGAACAAGTTGTAGAACTTGAAGATCAACTCAACACAACAACTGGTAAAATGATTGCAATGACCGAAGAACTAGAATTGTTTCAACGCTACGAAGTAGTGCGTGAGCATTCTAATGGTCTTGCCGAAACTGAAGTTGAAAAACTCGCTTCTCTTGTAGAGGATATAGATTTTGAAGATTCTGAATCTTTCTCAGCGAAAGTAAAGATCATCAAAGAAAATCATTTCAAGAAAGCAATCGTCGAAACTCAAGCAGAAGAAATTGAAGAAGGAGGAGCATCTGTTGATACAGACGTTGTTTCATCTATGGATCAATATCTAACTGCTTTGAAAAAATCCATTAAGTAATAGGAGCAATTAAAAATGGAAACATATGATCGTTTAGTCGAAAAGTGGTCACCAGTATTGAACGAAGAGTCCGCTGGTACTATTAAAGACGCTCACAGAAAAGCGGTAACTGCCGTTATTCTTGAGAACCAAGAGCGCGCCTTCCAAGAAGAAGCCGCACAAAACACTAACATGTTGACTGAGGCAGCACCTGGCAACAGTACTTCTTCAGCAGCAAACTGGAACCCAGTTCTAATCTCACTTGTACGACGTGCGCTACCTAACATGATGGCATACGACGTTTGTGGTGTTCAGCCGATGACAGGCCCAACAGGTCTTATCTTCGCGATGAAATCACGTTACGGTACTGGTTCTACATCTAACGATGAAGCACTATACAACGAGGCAAACACAACTTGGTCTGGTGACTCATCTACTGCACAGTCTACTGGCCCATCAGGTCTATCAGGCTTGCTCGATGACTCCGCTGGTGGTGGTACACCAACACGGACTGTTGACTCATCTATCGATGACTCAAGAACTGGCCCAACACAGGCAGGTGGTATGCCAACAGGCGACGCCGAGGGTCTTGGATCTTCTTCAGTTGATCCTAACTCTTCTTTCAACGAGATGGGCTTCACAATCGAAAAAGCGACTGTGACTGCAACATCACGTGCATTGAAAGCGGAATACTCTCTAGAACTTGCACAGGATCTAAAAGCAATCCACGGTTTGGATGCTGAAACAGAATTGGCAAACATCTTGTCAACTGAAATCTTGTCAGAAATGAACCGTGAAGTTATCCGTACAATCAACTCACAAGCTAAATCAGGTGCACAACAGTCAAACGTTGCAGTACGTGGTATCTTTAACATGAGTACAGATGCTGATGGTCGTTGGTCTG